AATCAAAATCTTCAATAATACCAATCTGTATGCAATTTATATTATTTAATATATTTTCTTTTAGAGTTCCAAAAGCCTGAATAAGATTTGTAAAACTAAAAGTTGTATCCTTAAAAGTCATAATTACCTCTAAAAATCTGCATCTCTAAAATCATATTTGTATCCTCTTAGGTCAGCGTGTGTATGCCCTGCTGCTGATCCTACTCCCCCAAACCATGCCACATTAAAAACATTTTGAACTTGACTGTTAGACACTCCTGATATAGTGAAGTCAACTGCTTGCCCTGTTGTATGATATAATCCAATTTGGCTTCTCCATCCACTATTTATATTTATGGCATGATTTGGAAAGTTTAGATCACATATATTTTGTAATGAGATAGCAGTCATTTTTACATTTTGTAATTGTTGTAAAGTTGGTGTTTCATTAGATGGATGGAAACTAGTTCCAGCTCTAAAATTTCTTAACATTGAACTCCATAATATTCCAGAAGTTATTCTAGTGTTTGGAGGTTTGCCATATTGTAAAATATAATTTAAAACTGATTTAACATCACCATCTATAGGTGTGTTTAATCCTTGGTATGGTGTTACTATATTATTTTTAACTAAATTAAAACCTTGATTAACTTCACTTACTTTTGGTGGAGCTAAAATGCCTATAGTTGTCTTAGCTTCTCCAGCCACTGCATCTGAAATAACTATACTATGTTTTACGCTCACTACTTTATATTGTCCATTATATGCTGATTGTATTGAAGATTCTACATCAACTACTTGCTGTAAAACGATTCTAGGTTCAAATAACATCTCTACATCGACATAAGTATCTTGTCTTTGAGGAGTCCCAAATAATCCAGTAGCTGAATTAATTAGAGGCACAACGCCCTCTAATACTTCATTACTCTTTAACATATTAACTTTATTATCATCAATATGAACTGATCCACCTGTCATTCTATTCATAACATCCATAGTGTTGGCATCAAATATTATCCCTCTAGCATTTTTATGTTCAGCAGTTTCTTCTATTTTAACATCACCAGTCTCACCACTAAAAATATTAAAAGGTTTTAAATCATTAGTTAATTTATTAAGTATATCAGCTTTACTCATATTCTTAGAAGCAGACCATGAGGACCTAGCATTTACTATTCCAGCTCCACCATCATAAGCATATATTTTAGTTACTATGGTAGGCAAATCTCTCATGCTATAGGAATACATTATATTTCCAGCAAATATTTGAATTAATTGCCCATCGTACCCAGCTTCAACTAAAATAGGTAAAAATGCACCAGTATCAAATTTATCTTTAAATATCAAATCTCTAGTTTTTCTACTTAATCCAATTATCGAAATATCGGCGCTACTTGCAGCAGCAGCAGGATTTCTCTCAATATTTATAGTGGCCGTCAAAGGATTACCTATAGTAATGATGCTGTCACCTGAACCAATTGTGATTCTGTATATACGTTGAAACTTATCCATTATAATAAATGTTTCCGTTAAATAATTTACATTCGGGAGGGTAATGTAGTTTTATTCCCTTACCTACTGCGATACCTAAAAAATAAAGTATACTAGCTCTTTGATTTATGTATTCATCAACTGTAGCGCAATCAATTCCGAATATCGCTATATCACTAGGGTTTTGCTCTATCGCATAAGCAATCATCCAAGATGCCGAGCAAGTAAAATAACTACCATACTTCTCTATTATAGCATTTTTAGGATATATTTTGCAGTCTGTAAATCTTTCATCTAGTCCATTTAAAATACTTTTATCTTTATTATTTTTAATAAATTGATAATAGGGATGATCTTCGTTATATCTCTTTGTGTCATGGATGTCAAAGTGTAAATCCATTCTGCTCGGGTGTGAATCAAGTCGATGGTTCATCCCCCAAATTTTATATGATGGATTGTTTACAGGTATTTGTTGTCTTGTATTGGAGTATCCGCAAATAGCAATTTTAACCACTAGATAAATTCTCCATCTTGTGCTATATTATATAAGTACACATTCTTTGTTAGCCTTATTCAATCCATACTAATTTCCTTTTTAATTCCTTGATTTCTTCCTAACTTCTCTATAAAATAGAGAAGTTTTTTATTATGGTGTTGTGTAAATTGTATCTATATTTTGTATTTCAGTGGCATTTAGTAGATATAATCTACTCCTTTGATTGCTAAAATCATCTATTAAAAAAGGATCAATTAAATCATCTGAAATACAAGTTAATCCAAAAGGAATTACATTAGAAAATTGCTTTAATATATTCAAATTATTAACAAGTTTAATGCCATTAAGTTTAAAATTGATTAAATCATATGTTATATTTGCTATCCAAAATTGTTGCGTAGGTAAATAGATTAAATCAAGAAGAACTGTCTTAGAATCTTCTGTAGTTAAAGTATATGATTGATTAGGATAATCTGTTAATTGACTTAAATATAACATATATTCCTCATTTTATAGCAAGTGCTGATGTTGATATTTGTGATGGTTTAGGGAAAGTTAAACTTATTGTTGATTTTAAAAGATTAGAACCTGCTTTTGCTCCCTTTAACAAAGCACTGGAATCAGGTGACTGTTGTGAACTTGATTGAGCTTTATTTTTTACTTGTGGAGCTTGTTGTATTCCGTTTCTTGATTGATATTTATTTTGGCTAAAAGATACAAGGATGGTATCCGCAAATCTTATTTCTTTTAATGTGATCGTAAATGATGACATAGTTTTAGTATCTTCATCTTGAAAAGCTACAATTTTATCAATTGCCATATTACTAAAACTTCCAAAAGGAGTGACACAACTCACTAAAGTTCTATTAGCTCTTAACTTTTTAAAGTAATCATAAGCATATTTTTGCCTAGCATTGCTAAAATTTCCAGTGTTTGCATTAGTATTTAATTGAGGTAATGAAGAAGAAAAAGTTGGAACAGGCGGAGGAGGTATAGGAGCACCTTGGCTATTAAATTTTTGTTCTTTACTTATTTTAATTATATCATTTTTTAGCTGTTCATGTTCTTGTGTTAAAGTAGTTTTTATTATATTTTTCATCATTTCATTATTATTTTGAGTTAAAGTAGAGGTTGAGTCGATCCCCCCTATTTCTAATTTTGGCAAGAGTTTAACCTTAATCTTAGAAGTAGTATTAGTATATACACTTTCCCCTTGAAAGTTTTTCAATACTATTTTCTCGGGTTTTAAAGCCCAATGATCTTGTATAAAGGAATTATCTTCAATATAATGATCTGTTATATCAGATTCTAGAGTATGTTCGCACGTAGCAACAATATCAAAGGCAAAACTAGCTATATTTTCAACTGTTACAATTGCTTGTGCTGCAGTCATTACTTAACTCCCGAATTGAATAAATACTCAACGCCCACGGTTGCATTCTTTATCTGTTCTGTTACGCTTTGATCTATAGGCTTACTTGTGGTTATGTCCCCAAAGCTATAATAATTATGTACTGTATTATTGTTTGTATTTGCATTTGGTGTATTTTTTACAGAAGGTAAAGAAGATTGTGGAACTGGAATTTTGTTATTTTGATCTTGTGAACCATTATAATGTTTTAAAAATCCACCAGTTAAGAAATTAGCAGTTTCATCACCTGCATTTTGTATATTTTTTATCCCTTTTAAAGGATTTATTAAATCTAAAAAAGTATTAGCTAAAGCTTCTTGTTTCTGTTTATTATTTAATTTTGTACCATTAGGATCACCGCCTAACGTCCCTACTATAGATTTTTTACCTTTAAAATAACTGTTAATATCATCAAAAACTAAAGAGAATATTTCAAATATAGCTCCAATAAAAGCTAATTTAGCAGCAAATTTAGCAAGATTACTTCCAAATTTAATTAAGGTAGCTAAAATACCAGGTCCAACAATTTCACCTTCTAATATAGTTTCACCCTCTAAAGTGGTCAAACTAGTTCCACCAGCAGCAGCTCCACCAGCAGCAGCTCCACCAGCAGCAGCTCCACCAGCAGCAGTTCTACCAGCAGCTCCACCAGCAGCAGTTCTACCAGCAGCTCCACCAGCAGCTTCACCAGCTAATTTTTGAGCTAAAGTTAAACCTTTAATTGCAGCAGTAGCTTTCAACATAATATCTATTAATTTTCCAAAAAATTCAAAAGGAGCAGTTATTGCCCTAAAAGAAATAAGTCCTAAAGCTAATTCGCCTACTACATCAAGTATATTTTTAATAACTGGATGTGCTCTTAATAAGTGCATAGTAAATTCTGAAATACTATGAACGACATTAGAGACTCCAATAATTAAAGAAGTTAAATGTTCTAGAAATTTAGTTAACAAAGGAGATATAGCAGCAGTAAAAGTAGCACCAGCTAATTCCCATGCCCTATTTAGTTTAATTTGAGCTTGTGTTAAATTTGTTACACCTGTTAAAGTTTCAGGTGGTAAAGCTGTTTTTTTGTTAAATTCTTCAAGTTCTTTGGCATGCTTTGCTGCATATTCAAAACCAGCTAAAGCTCGAGGATCAAACCCACCTATTTCTAACATGGCTGTTTTTAAACTTCTAGCTGCCGTTGTATTTGAAATTAATACATTTCCTACTTGTTTCATTATTTCAAAATCTTTGCCTTGGGAATGTAGTTTAAAAAAATCTACACCCGTTTGAGCAAATATTCTCATATTCCCTCCAGCACCTTCCATTATTTTACTCATATTCTGAATAAAACTTTGTGCTGATTGTTTAGCTTGATCGAAGGATATAGTAGGATCGCCTAGCTGCATAGCTAAGGCAAACTTTTGTAATTCTTGCGTACTCTCACCAGTTACGTTTTTAAAACTTTGCAATGAAGCAACATTAGAAGTAGCTGCTTGTATAACTCCATTAATACCCCTAATAGCCTCTTTTGACATTTCATTGACTGCTAAGAAGGATGCTGATAACGCAGTAACTTTATTGTCAAAATTCTCTACATTGGAAAGATCGTTACCAGCTATGGAAAATCCTAGTTTTACAAACATACTTCCTAAAGAACCTGACATGAATTATTCCTCTTTATTTAGCTCAGTATATACTTGCTGATATTGATTACAAAAGTTTTCATATACCAATAAATCTAATATTATATCAACGGGAGCTTTAAGTATTAAATTAGGGTCACCATTATAATATCCACATTTAGCTAACTTAAAGGCTAAGAGTCTAGCTTCTGATCTTGGCCTTTTTGTAATTTTAGGGTGTCTTGCACTTGGCTCAGTATATCCGTTAACTGTTGCCACTGGTATAGAAAAAAAGGGCGTAAGTTCTCTATGACACAATTTACCTTAATTGTATTATATTCAGCGATCGCTTCCATATCCAATTTAAAGAGATCAGGAGTTATTTTTACATTATTATATCTACTACGTTCTAAACATTTAAATATAAGCCTCTTAATATCCTTAGAACTGTCTAAAATTAATATAGCATTTTTAATAGTATTTACAGTTTCAGAAGTAATTATATTCCCACTAAAAAGATCACCTATATTGATATTAACTTTTAAAAGTTCTAACTCAATTTGAGTTTTTAACTCGTCAGCACTCTCAAAGTCAGCAAAATTTATTACTACTTCTTTTCCACTTTTAGTTATATATTGCATGCATACCTCTATACTATAGCTTTAATAACAGTTGCAAAGCTCATTTCATAAACAGTAATACTTTGTTCAGTATCTCCATCTACGTCTGTCATTACACCAGGATTTTTAGTAAAAACTCCATTAGCTAAAGAATGAGTTTCAGTCAAAAATGATCCAGTTCCATCACCGAATCTTTTTGATAAACTCATTGTCAAAGCAACAAAACTAGGTAAGTCTTGTTTCATAAGGAGAAGTCTAGAATTTAATCTAATATCATCTACACTACCTCTCATTACTCTCAAAATGAATTTAGCTTTATTTCCTACTTGTTTGTAAACATTTATAGAATTGCCCGTTTTACCTATTTTTTGTTCAACTAATGTATCATCATAGGTTAAATCTGCAACTTTACCATTAGGAAAATTATTTAATTGTATGTTATCAAGAATAAGTACATCTCCACCAGTGTAACTATTTGATATATTTGCCATGTGTATATCTCCTAATATTCAACATTAATAATTACATCAGCAGAATGTATAGCACCAGCAAATTTAACAGCATCTTGTTCTACTGGAGCTTTTCTAGCTTGTCTATCTGATTCTAATTGCTGTGCTATAGGTTGAGTATATATATAATAACCTTGCTCGGTTATATTTCTTCTTAAACTATTAGGGTCTCCAAAAGTATCGCCACTATTCCAAGTTAATCCTATAGCTAAAACACCATTTTGAACAGCTTGCTGTAGAACTTGTGAACTAGCATTTTTAAATCCAGTCATTCCGTCTTCTGTTTGTGGAATTTTTCCATTAGTAGCTTTTAGATAATTAAATTTAGCAACTTGCATAGCTAAACCTAACCAAATTTTATTATATACATTATCAAAATAATCATTACCGCCTGAACTGGATACTCCTTCAACTCCCCACGAGTCATAGGTATCCACACCAGCGACTAGAGATTGCTGATATAAAGTTTCAGTCATTCCAGTATCTACAGGAACATTAGCTAATGATTTAAGGTTCATCGTTAATGCTGTATTTACACCAGTAAAGTCTACACTAAATCCACGACCAGCATAAGCAGCCGTAAATAATTGAGCTGTTTGTAAACCTAAAGTATGCAGTAATAATCTAGTTTTAGTTTGAGTGCTAGATTGCACTGTAGTAGCTATACCTGCTATGTCTGTAGTAGAAGAAACTCCATGTAACCATATTTGATTTAAAGGTTGCAAAGATTGTGCTGTGTCTGTTATTTGTGCATCTTCTATTAATAAAGTATCTAGACAACCTACAAAGAAAGTTTTATTTTGAACTCTGTTTATTGCATCTTTTAATTTTTCACCACTAGAATTAGTTCCATTTGTAGTTATCGCACTAGCTATATGCAAATAAGTAGAGCCTGTTATGTCCGTGCCTCCACCTGTTGGAGCAATCAAAGATACTGAACTCATAGAACCTACTTTTTTAGATGTAAATAATATTTTTTCATAAGAATTACTATCATCAACATGCTGATCTAAACTAACTAAAACATCAGGTAAAGAACGTTGTAAAACAGTAATTATGTCAGATATGCTATTAACATTACTAAAGTTTAATCCTGTTACATGTGTAGTATTACCATTAAGAACTAAATTAAATGCTCCATTTGTTATTAAGTTAAAAGCTGCCATATGTGTAGTTAAATCTACTGTCAATAAAGTTCCCTGTGTTGCACTAACTGCACTATTCATAGGAACTATAGTTAATAAACCGCCAGCACTTAAAATATTTGGAGATTGAGCAAATAAATTATTTGCCATTTCAGTAGTTAAACTATCAGTTCCAAAATCTAAAGCTACTTGGCTTGGCATGGAATAATACCTATACTCATCAACAAAATTAGGTGTATCATTTGTAAATAAAGCAACATTATTTACATTAAAATTTTGTAGTAAATTAGGTACATTCACAACAGATACGCTAATTATATCGGAAATATTTAGAGTCATTCAAGATTCTCCTGTCTTTACAAGATTATTATCTTTATTATAACATTATTTTACAAAATTAACTATCACCAAATTTTAAATCATCAAAAAATTCATTTTTATCTCTTATAGGATTTATACTAAATAAATTGCTTATATCATTTACCTCCCCAATGTTTTCATATAATTTACCTTCATCATATAACTGTACTTCAAATTTATCATAATAAGTATCTGATGTTTCGTTGTAATCTATAGTTTTAGTATAGAATCGTTGTACATATAAAGTAATGCTATATCTATTTAGCATCGTAGCACCTTCAGCACGACTAGCATTTATAAAATTACTAGTTATTGGAAATATTTTAAAAGCATATTTGTCTTGTATTTGTTTACAAAATAAAGAATTTAATGCTCCCACTATCTCATTTTTTCTTTGCCTTGAAGTATTATTTCTACTAAAAATATCAATCATTAAAGTTTCTCTGACAGTACTATATTGTATTTCCTGCACTATCCCACTATCAGAAGTTACCAATTGATTGTTATTTGAGATAGGAGTATCATTCAAGAACTCAACTGTTACAAATAATCCT